GAACCGTCAGTTTCACCGCGCGCTCACGGAGCAGCAAATTGAAGAAGTTTTATCGCTTTGGGCTGATGGTGTGCGCAAGGTTGCTATCGCCAGCATGACGTCACTAGCACCCAACAGCGTCTACAACATCATCAACCGCTACAAGCTCGTTGATGGAGAAGTGACCCACCGAAAGCGAGGCATTGAATGAACAAGAGCATTGATGACGCAAAGCCAGAGGATTGGAATGCGCTGCGCAAACCGCCAGAGCACTACACCCAAGGCAGCATCGAGGTGATCGAGGTGATCCGCGACACGCTCGATAGTGACCAATTCAAAGCCTACTGTCAGGGCAACATCTTGAAGTATGTCATGCGTGCCAATCACCACCGCCAGCCTACCGTCGAGCATCTGCGCAAAGCGCGTGATTATCTTAACTGGTGGATCGATGAGGAAGTGCAGTCGTGATCGTGACCGAAGCAAAGTTGACTGAGATTACTGGATACACAAAGAATCAGATCAAGCACCGCCGGTTGCAAGCGTGGAACAAAGGCATACATTATTGGGCTGATCCTGCAAACACGACTGTCTACGATACGGAGGCAATAACGGCATGGCAGACAAAACAGCGACCGGAATCAGAAACAAGCGCGGAAAATGCGAAATTCGGTGGTGGGAAGGCAACGTCAGGCGATCAGAGACGTTACCCATCGCCTATAACCAAACTGGTATAGCGTCAGCGCAGCGCATTCGCGCTCGCAAGATTCAAGCATTTATTGAAGGGCACGAGGAGGCGACAGAATGGCAGCCCATGCCCACCTTCGGCCAAATGGCTCAAGACAAACTGAACGAGATTAGGCACGGCAAGCCGTCGTCGCATCGCGCAATCAAAAGCCGACTACAAATTTACTGGATGCCTAAACTGGGCCAGCACCTGTTAACGCAGATCAAACAAAAGCACGTCAAAGAAATCGTTAACGAAATGCGCGACCTGGGACGCTCGCCCAAGTACATTCGCGAAGTGATTAGCGCGGGGAGCAGTGTCATGCAGATGGCGATCGAAAACGAATACATCGACCACAACCCTGCCTTAGCTGTCTCGCGCGCATTTACGCGCAAAACAAAAACCAAGGTGCAGATAGATCCGTTCACGCAGGAAGAAATGAACGCCGTCATGCCGCTGTTAAATCACGACGACAAACTCTTCTTCGCTTTACGCTGGTATTGCGGGCTACGACCTGGCGAAGTAATTGCGTTGACTCGCCAAGATGTTCGAGATGGCTACATCCACGTCACGAAGTCGCGCGTCGAGGGTAACGACGGTACAACGAAAACAGGAACCGAGCGCAAGGTGCCGTTACCGCCTCAAGTTGCAAAGCTCATATCGAGCCGAGTAACTGACTTACGAAACGACCACTTGCTGCTCACGCAATACGGCGAGCCGTACCTAAAACCTAGAGTCTTCAATGAGCGTTTTGTGCGCGCTTTGAAAGAAGCGGACGTTAGGTATCGCAACCCCTACAACGTCCGACATGGTGCTGCGTGCCGCATGCTAGCGGCGGGTATGAAGCCAGGTTATTGCGCAAAAATTCTTGGTCATTCGCTGCAAATGTTCTTCACGACTTACGCAAATTGGATTGATGCGGAAGAGACAAAAGCGCAAGAAAATATAATGCGCTCACTTAAATAAACTGGTTATGGTGGGCCCAAACTGGGCCCAAATTGATCCGTAAAAAATAAATTCCTTACCAATCAATAAGTTAAGTGGTCGGGGTAGAGAGATTCGAACTCTCACCGCTACTGGCTCAGCTTGGCGCAGCCGTAATTGACCTCAATAAAATCAATGACTTACAAATCCGGCTTGGCGCAGCTTGGCGTAAATTGGCGTATTTCGAGCTCTAACTGGGCCCAAACTGGGCCCGCTTTGCGTTTAGACCAGCAAATTAAGCGTCGAAGACGACGCCAGCTGCTGCACTTCCACCCGCCCATCCTTAGCCGTGTAGAGCGTAGGCTGGATCGTCTCAACAGCCTCACGCACAAGCTGGCCCTCGCCGCCGGTGCGCAGCACTTCCTGGCGCTGCACGGCGACTGTCTTCCAGGTGACCGGCGCAGGCGCGCTTGTCATTGAGACGTCCATTACTGCTGTTGCAGACCTGCCGTAGCGCCGGCGGTGCCGTAAAAGATGTTCGGCAAACGACGCTGAGCCGCTGCAATAAACGTATCAACGCTCTCTGAAGTCGCTTCGGACATCAGCCTGGCAGATAGTTCTGGATCAAGCATGGCCTGCACCACTAACTCTTGGATGTCGTCTTCGCCTAGACCTAAAAAACTTAGTCGAGACGCCAGCGCTTGTGCCGGTTTTGTTTCGCTTAGTCCGCCAAAAGTGCGGCCAATCAACGCTGCAATGCTCAAGTTTTTCATTGTGTCACTGCCTGGCGCTTTTACACCTGGCGCAGTAGCTGCAGTTGAGCGCTGAATGTCTGACAGGATTCTGTTGACCCTTCGCCGTTGCGCATCGCTAAGCCTGGCTAGTTTTTCTCGACCTGCTGGGCCGCGCAGTTGAGATGTTAATTTTGCAGGGCTTAGCACGCCATCACCAGTCACTAGATTTGGCGTTGCGACTTCGCTACGCATTTGTATGTCTTGCAGCGTTTCCATTTGGTTAACCGGGCCGCTGCGTTGTGCGTAGGTTGATAGATAATCAGCAAAACCTGGCGCTGCAGATTCTAACCTTTCATCAATCATGCCGATAATTTCGCCAAGCTGCTTTCTAGCCAGCCTTTGATCTTGGCCGTCGCCCGACAATCTGCCTTGCGTCGCGCGGACAATCTCTTTGCGTAGGCCGTATAAGTCTTCAGCACTTATCGGTAACAAGTTGCCATCTGCGTCTGCCGTGAGCGTCTCTAATTCTTTGATGTAAACGTCAATCGAAGAACGAACGGTCTTTTGGCTGCGCACGCCGGGCTTGTTCCTCACTGACATCATTGAGTCAATGAGCTCATTACTGTCGATGACGTCAGCGCCATCAAATGCGTTTTCTAGCATTGGCAGCGCAGCGGCGTCGCGCTTGCCTTTGGCAAACTCTACTGCCTCTGGATCTCTTGCCATTTGCGATAGCATTTCCGTGCGCGCCTGTTGCTGGTCAATTGCCCGTTGACCAATACGGTTAGCTGTATCTACGGCTCTAACAGGCGTTTCAAACGCCGCTAGGCCAGGATCGCGAGCAGCTTGCGCTGTTGTTGGTACGCTACCCGGCACGCGAACGTCGGCGTTTGTCTGCAGATTTTTTACTGCTCGATCTGGATCTGTCGCGACTGACCTTAGCAAGTTGCCCACTATCTTTTCTTGCTCGCTATTTAGAAGCGGCTTAACAACATCTTTACCTACGCCAATTGCGTTCGCGCCTGCGGGGATTAACGCGCCAAACATACCGCCTTGTATAGCGCCCGACGTGCGATCTTCATTCTCTGACAATGCTCCTGCTACTGCTCCTTCGCCTGCGCCTAAGCCCATACCTCTTGCAAGCGTCGCCAGCCTTGCCGTGTTCGCGGCGGCAGCTGCCCCACCAGTTGGCGCACCGACTCCAGGGATCGCAGTCAAAGCAGCCGTTGTGCCTAAAGCGCCAAGTGTTTGGCCAGTGAAAGCCTTGCCTGGATTATCAGACTGATAGTTTTGGATGCCTTGGTTAACAGCTGAAACTTCGTCCGCGTATGGGTTGCCAGACATTAAAGATCGGGCAAAGCCAGCGGCCTCATCGAACCCGCCCATAAGCGCGCCTTGTAAAACTTGCGTGCCAAAACCCGACTCGTCTGCACGAATCCGCAAGTCCTCTGGTGATATTTTTTCCGTCTCGTAGTACGACTCAATCACCGCTGCTGGTGCGTTTTGGTCGCGCAGCTTTTGCAGGTTTCTCAGATGACGGTCTTTGGTTTCGTTTTTCATTAGCGCTCCAAGCCATACTTTTCGTACAAGTCATCTGGTAGTCGAGTAAATGGATTAACAAAGACGTCTGCTGGGTCAACACCAAGTCTTTTGGCTTCTTTGTTAAATATAGCAAGCTGGCTTTGTACTTCGGTTTGATAAGGCTGCAAATTTGCCATTGCGGCAGTTACTAGCAAATTGCGTTGCTCTGAACCAAGTAACTCGCCGTTAGCAGATTTTCTAAACGCATTAGCAATCGCGACCGGCAAGCCACCAGTGTTGGCGATCATGTCGAATTCGGACTCGCGCACGATTGAGCCTGGATCAAGCACCTTCATAAAGTTAGTCAGCAATGCAACGTCGCCATAGGCGCTGTTGAGATCCGCGCTTTCTCTTACTTTTTCAAAAGCAAAAAAGGCTGCAGACGGTTCTTTAATGGCTTTTTGCCAAGAGTCGCGTAACGTCTTTCTGCGAGTTCCAAGTTTGTCTACGTCTTCTCTTCTCGCTCTCTTTTGTTCAATAACAATTCGCTCTTGCTGCTCTGGCGTCATGGTTTTCGGAATGGTCTCCACCAATATCCGCGTGCCTTTCTTAAAGACAAGTATGGAGCCGCCAGTGTCTTGGGTGTCGTACTCTTGCCCCGGCGTATAGTCGATGACTCTTGCGGTGCCACGGTCACCCAGTTGATAGCCGACTCTGTTGCCTAACTTGTCAACGCCGTAGGTTGGGCTAGTGCTAAAAGTTTCGCGCGAAAACGCGCGCGACACGACATCGTCATAGGAAGCTATCGGGTTAGCTCTTGCGAGCTCCAGCTGCGCACGGCTCAAGCCAATCTGCGATGCAGCTTCAGGCGTTAGGTCATTAAAGTAGTTAATCGCCTGCGCTTGCAAAGCTCGATCTATTGCCGACGATCTGTTGCGGTCTTGGTAGTACTGTTCTTGCGGTGATAATCGCAAGCCAAGCGATTCTTGCAGCGGCCTCACGATTCTGTTTTGCGCCATGTTAGTGACAGCGCCCATAAACCCGCCGCGTCTGCCAGACTGATCGTTATCTGTAACAGGCGCTAAAGGCATTGGCCGCTGAACAGGAAAAAGCTCTTGGGCTAGTCTTCTCTCTTCTTCAAAATCAACCTCTGCCATTAGAACAAACCTCTTTGTGCGTCATTGAAGTAGCCAGTAGGCAGCTGGGTTGCTCGCTGACCTGCAGAATAATTACTCAACCCTTGCTGCTGAAACGCTTGCATCTCTCGCATGCGCCTAGCTCGCGCGGCTTCTTGTTCATCAAGTCGGCCATCCATTGCCATCTGCAAGCGCATTTCTGCGTATTCCGCTGGATCTCTTATCGAATCGCGCAGTGCATCTATCTGAGGCTGCACAGCACCCATTAAGTACTCGCCAGGGTTTCTAAACACGTCACCAGCTTGCTGCGCTCGTTGACCGACTAACTCGCCCAACGACATCGCCTCGTTTTCTCTCACTACTGAGTTAGGGTCTAGCTTTTTCAACTCAGCAAAAGTAGGCGAGCTCATCATCTGCATTTCCCCCGGCCTCACTACTGAGTTAGGGTCTAATTGTTTTGCCAATTCCTCTTCTTCAGTCAGCAACCCCATAGGCGCGCCAACTCTCCCAGCCATTGTTGCCATTATCTTGCTAAACATTATGAAATCCCCATGTTAAAGCCGCGCCCCCTGCTCGAACTGGTCAGCGGATTAGGCAACAAGCCAGCACCACTTCTCAGCACGTCAAACATGCGGAATGGGTACTCTCTGTCCTCTGCAAATCTGCGGTAACGATCGTCAAGCAGCTGCTGTGCCGCGGCTTGCTGCTGACCGCCAACGCCTTGTAGCGCAGCTGCGTCCGCGAACTGCGTACCGCGCAAGTCGCCACCAAGGTTTGCCAGCTGAGCTGCTGCGCCCTGGCGCATACCAGACGCCTGCATGCCGGCACGTTGGTTGGCTAGCGCCGCCTGCAAGCCCGCGTCTGCGTTAAAGCGCTGAGCGTCAAAGCCCAGTTGCTGACCGCGTAGCGCCGCGTTTTGATTAGCCAAAGCCGCACGCATCTGCGCGTCTTGGTTTGCTAATTGTCCGCGCTGATCAAATTGAGCGGCTTGGATGTTGCCCTGCTGCGTCGCCTGTTGCGCTGCCAAATTGTTTGCCGCGTTCAGCTGACCGGCGCGCATGAAGTTTGCAGCTGACGTGGTGTCTGCAGCCAAGCCTGCTTGCTGATTTGCCAGCGCTGCGCGCATGTTGGCGTCCTGCGAAGCCAAGCCACTTTGTAAGCCCATCTGAGCTATTTGCTGGCTTGCTTGTTGAGCTCGGCCTGCAGTGTCCTGCGCTGCCGTCAAAGACGCCCGCTGATTTGCTTGCTGGCGAGCCAAGTCAGCTTGTAGGTTTTGCCCGCCAGCTGTCAGGCCGGCTTGCTGGTTAGCGAGCGCTGCCTGCTGACCAAACTGCGCCGTCTGCATGCCGGCTTGCTGAGCTCGATTGAGATCCGCCTGCGCTTGCTGCTGCGCGTTTTGGAAGCCCTGCTGACGTAGGTTCACTGCAGTGCGTGCCGCTTGGTCGGCGAAGTTTCTGTTGGTCTCTGCCTCTACTAGCGCCTGCCGGTCTCCACCAAACGCGCCAGCCGATACGGCGCTTGCTGCGTTTTGATTTTGCGTCATCTGCCGCGCTCGATCCAAGTCGCCGAGCGCCGCGTCAATAACGCCAGAGTCGTATTGGTTTTGATATGGCGTCAGATCCGTTTGCGCCAGGCTTTGCCCTGCAACGGTTTGGCCCTGCACCTGTTGCGCTTGCACTGGGTTTAAGCCGCCGATTTGTTGAGCGCTGATGCCTTGGCTTTGGATGTTACCGACGCCTACCGGCCCTGTTTGGCCTACTTGCTGCGCACTCACGCCCTGCGCCTGCACCTGTTGATTGCGAATAGGATCAAAGCCAAAGCCGGTTTGCACGTTAGATGCGCCCACATTGCCAACCTGCCCTGGCGCAGTGATTGGCCCAGCGGTCACTTGCGAGGGCTGAAAGCCTGTTTCTGCTCGCGTCGTGGCAATAGCGTCGTTGATCTCGCCTTGGCCTACGCCAGCACGCGCAGTGTTTGCAGCCATATTCATGCCTTCAAGCTGCGCAGGCGCTAGCGGTGCAACCGTTGCAAAGTCGTAAGGCGTGTAAGGCGTTGCTGCGACACGCTGCCCTTGGCGAAACGTGTCAGTCAGTAGCCCTTTAAGCTCTGGGTCGAATGATTGATTAGAGCTCGATTTGTTTTTTCCTAAACTCATAGTCCTGCTATCCCAAAGTTAAAGTTGCGAAAATCAGGTTGAACAAATGACCTTTGTAAAGATGTCATATTTGGCGCACCGTACTGAAACCTATCGTTTGGCGCTAACTCTGGTAGCTGTGCCTGCATAATTGGCTGCGGTGTTGGTTCCTGCATTGGTACTTGCGGCGCAGGCTCTGGAATAAACGCCCCAGCTGTTGGCATTATGGTTGGTCGATATTGACCACCAGCCATATCAAGAATCGGCATTGGTGGCGTTGGTGCCTGCGAGTCGTTCATTATTTCTTGCTGGGCTACGGGCTCTATACTTCTGGCGTATTGCTGTCCTGCAAGTTCCAATTCATTTTGCAACCCGGCTGGCATTCCTCGACTGTCGTAACTTTGGCCTTGGCCATTTAGAAAGAAATCAAAAATGGGGATGTTTGGCGCAGTGCGTGCAGGCGCTGGTGTTGGTGCAGGCACTTCAGCTTGCACTGGCTCACTGCTTGGTAACGGAAAGCTCTCGTAATAGGCCATGTCTGGCTGCGTAATCTCAGTGCCAGAGCCATAAAAGTCTGCGGGCAACATGGGAGGAGGAGCCATTGCCTGCTCAATAGGCGATGGCCCAGCGCCTTGCTGTAGTTGACCCATCAAGTCTGGGTTCATCCGCAACAATTCTTGAAGGCCAACGCTTGCACCGCCGCCTGCACTGCTGTCTTTACTCATAGCTCTTTCACCAATGTTATGTGGGCTTCTTGCCAATTCATTTCTTTCAACGCCTTCGTCCAACCCCTGCGCCCGCTCATGCTTAGCGCTGAGCACTTCAGACTTTTTGCGAAAGCGATCAAACTGGCTTCCATGTATTTAATCTCTGCCAAGTCGCCTGCTGCTAAAAAAACGTGCAACGCTCGCTTGCGCGGGTACTGAACAATTTCAGTGACCATGCAGCTTTTGCTAGCTGGCCAAAAAAACATATCGCCGACGCTGATTAGCTCCAGCACGTCTTCGTATGTATGCGTGCCGCCAGCGCGTGCCAAGGCCATTTCTAAAAGCTCGCGGTATGGCCCGACAATGTCTTCAGCTGTTTGTACGACCGCCTCGCTCATAATGACGTCGCCGATATGGTGCCGTCGTTAGCGACAGCGATATTGAACCGCGTGCCGTCTGGGCTCTGCAGTATTAGTCGCTCACTGCGCAACTCAATGTCTTGATTCTTTTTGCGGTTCAAGTTGTCGGCCTGCTCAATCAGGTTGTTGCGCTGGTTCTCCTGCACAAAGTCATAGCTTCGCTGCGCTTCTGGCAAAATCATCGTCTGCTGCCCTCACGCACATCGAGCCGCATGTTGCCAACGCGCCAGCTGCTAGGCGTGTTGCCGGTAACTGTCATCTGCACCTGGCGACCCTGAAATCGCACACTGGTTGGCGCTGCCATGTCGAACGGGCCAAACGTGCTCTCAGCTGCGTTAGGGTAAAAGCGCGTCTTGAATGTGGCGGTCACGTCGCCCTGCGTTTTTTCGTCAGGTATCAACGACGTTGCAACCATCATGCGGTCGCCGTTACCCAGCTGTAGCGGGCCTGTTTGCGCAAAAATCGTACTGCCAGAGTCGTATGCGTAGCCAACTTCGTGCTCGTAAACGTAGCCGTCTGCAGTGACGTAGTTTGGAAAGACAAACGCACCTACATCGACGCCAGCCGTGCGCGCCAGGGTGCCAATCTGCCAATGGTTCTCCATGTAGTTGTAGGAGACGTAGCTATCGTTTTCAGTAGATCCGCTGCTGGGATAGAACCAAATAATCTCGCTGAAGTTGCTGTTTTGAACTGCGTAAACCTTTGACCGCTCGGTGACGTTTAGGTTCTCAAAGATGAAGTCGCCGACACTGCTGCGCAATGGCTGCACGCTGCCGTTGTAAACAAAAAAGCCGTTGTTGCCCATCCAATAAGCCGCGCCGCCGGCAGTAGCGCAAGCGTTGGCGCTAATGACGCCGCACGCAGTGCCAACCTGTTGAAAGCCATATATGAATGGCGGGCCTTGGTATCTGGCTGTGTGTGCGTCTGTGTCTGTGAGCAAAAGCGTCTCGCCGCGCATGCGCTTGCCGGCCATCAAGTTGCCGTCTGTCGCCAGGGTGAAACTGCCTGCCTGGTTTGTTGCGGCGGGCGTCCAGACGTTGCTCTGCTCTTGGTCAGAGAACGCGACCTTATTACCTACGCCACCAGCACCTAGTGCAAAAACAAAACGCTCTGGGCTCACCACAATGGCGCTGTTATCGACAGGCGCATTGCTGAGAACAGCTGCCACTGCGGCGGTGCTGTTGGCCCACTGATAAATCTTGCCGTCGCTTGTAGCTGACGCAATGACATATTCGCCAAATGTGTCGAGCGACCAGGTCGTTGCGGGCGTGTACGCGCCGCTGTCTGGTCTTGGGGTGTTCCAAGTGCTAGCGCTCCACGTCAGACCGCCATAGCCTAGATTCTGCACTGCGTTGGCGGTGCCGGTCGTAAAGCCCACTGGCGTGATGTCTGTCAGAGCATTATCTTCGCCGACGAAGTAAAGGTTCGTGTGCGTGCCTGCGACCGTGCGTCGGTTTCGACTGTTGTCGAGGTAGGCGATCAACGCGCGACAGACGCCAGACATAGCCGACGTCGTGCGAGCTCGCCAGCCGCCTACTGGCTGAAGCGAACCTTCGTACCAACGCACAAGGTTTGCGTCAGACCATGTGTTGGCCTGCTGTAAATCGGTGCCGTTTTTGACGACGCCCGGTGGCGGCGCGATGTTAAGCAAAGACACGATATTCACCTGTTTCGATCATGTCGCAAAGCTCCTCCGCTCGATAGCCAACTTGCTCTGCCCACTTGCTTGCGTTGAATTCTGTGCTGGCCCAGAAGTAATCGCCTGACTCCATCGCGGCCAGCGCTTTCTTGAAGCCAAGCAACTTAGTGAGGCCAAGGTTGAATGCAATGTCGATCATTGCCTCCCGTCGCACACTGTCGAGTTTGCTGTACCAGGTAAATCGATCAGTGAGCTCTTGCTCGACTCGCTTGATGTCGTTTGCAAGCAGCATGTCGATCTCAGAGTCGCTCAGGCCAATACCGCCGCTCTCGTCAATGTTGCGACCAACGCCGACTGTTACTTTGCCGGCGCTGCATTTATAAGCGTGGCTTTTCACGCCTTCGTGGCGCTTGAGCATTTTTATTAGTCGCTCGCTCATTTTTCGCTCGCTTTATGTGACGCGCCGAAATAAAAAGCGCTGATGGTGGATAGCACTCCAAAAAGGTTACCCAACACCAGCGAAACTATAGTGTCGCTGTTAGCGTCTGGCGGCTGAACTGTGACCATCGTGATGTAGCCGCCAACAAAGAGCACCATCAAGATCGCAATGATTTTTGGCGTCCAATCCCCTGCGAAACTCTTGCGCGCGTGCTGCGTGTCTGCCGTTTGCAAGGCGAACACATCAACGTCCAGCTTTTTCATTTGCACGGCGAAGTCATTATCTGCGCGTTTGATTTCTGCCAGTTGTTCGGGCGTAGCGTTTTGCACCGCTTGCTGCAAAGCCTTTGGCTCTGGCTCGCAATTGAGAACCTTCGCAATGGCTGACGCTGCGGTGCCTGCCAACGGGCCGCCAAGCGCTTGCGCAACCGTCGGTGCCAGACTGCCGATGATTCCTTTTATTGCGTCAAACTTCATTTGTTAGTCCCATGTCTGTGTATTTTTGGGCATTCGTTTTGGGATGCAGTAGGCGGTGATGTTTTCCTGCTTCTGCACCCGGCGGTCTCTTACTAAGTCAACTTTCCCGCTTTCTATGTACCTAGCGAACGTGTTGCACCTAGTGATGTCACGATAAAAAAACTGATCCCGTATAGGCTCGCCGTTCACGATTACTACCAGCAAAAACAGCATCATTATCCGTAAACTTTAATCATCATCATTAACCCGAAACCAATAATGACTGCCCCTATTAATAATGTTGTGCCGCCCACAAGGATCTGGTTTATCAGATGCTGTCTGGCCTTCTTTTTGCCAGCAATCATTTTTAAGTGCGCCTGCCTGTCGTGCTCCTGTTGCACTTTTGCGGCCTTGAAATCATCTAACAGTTTAGGATCGGCGACGAGCAACAGATCATGTACGCTCTGCCAGTGTCTTTCGTATTGGCGCTTTATCATCTGCAACTTTAAGATCTCGTTCTGCGACAACGGTTTGAATGTACTTTGTCTTCGCTGAGCCTCGAAGTTTGTTATTCCCTCGCCAAAATCACTAATCATGCCCATCACTTGATGGACGCCTTGCCCTGTCTCGTTGACTTGAGAGATCAAGCCGTTAATGGCGCTCAGAGTGGCTGAAGCTGCCGCTATCGACTCAATTACCATGACTTAGCCCATAGACAATAAAAAAGGCACCAAAACCGAGCCAAGCACTAAGGCATACAAGCCAAAGATCATCCGCTCAAGCTTCTCAAAATTCTTTGCGCCGCTATCAAGGCGGCGCTCAATGTTGCTGAACCGCTCAAGACACAACGCCTCATGCGACTCAATGCGAGCCAGCGCTGCTTGCGCTAATTCTTTTTGGGTCGGCCCCGACACTAGGCCGACTCTTCCTCGTCTTCTTCGACCGCATGCACCAGGTCATGCAAATCAGCTGACCAAGCGTTTATGGTGCGCTCGCTTTCGATCATCTGAATCTGTAGCTGTTGCTGCTGATCCCGCAACATGCGAACTCGCTGCACAATGATTTGCGCCTCTGGCTGCAGGTCGCTGAAGTTAAAGTCGGTGTCGCCAATCGTGATTACTGCGTCTTCCATGTTTGTTTTCCTTATGCCGCCCAAGGCACTCCAGAGGCTTCAGTAGGGTTCTTCTGCGCGTCTATGTTGGCCTGTAACGAGGTTTCTATCGCACTTTGGTCAACACCATTAGCCCAAATCCAGCCCTCCACATCGCTCTGTGTGACGCTTTCATAAGCCACAAAGTCTGATGCAGATGCGTCGTAAGTCAGGCCACAAGTGCCATATGAAGATGCTGTATAGGTAACAGCGTCATCGCCAGTGCCTACAGTTTCTTCTGCGTTGCAGCGCCAGTGCGCTACGTTGATGCCACCGTCAGCGATTACATGCTCACAGGTGGGGATGGTCCATGTAAATGTAGCCATTTTAGTTCTCCAGTTAGATTGCTGAGATGATGAAGGCTAGTAGTTCTGAGTAGCGCACACCTAAGCGTGTATGCTCGTTACCATCGTCATCAGTCCATGTGTTTGATATAAACATTGCGTAGCGTCCAGCGTCTAAGCCTTCAGCGGTGAATGCGTCTTGTAAGTCTTGTGCAATGATTCCAAAGTGAATACGAGCATCATCACCGTTTTCTTCTACGCTGCTAATCCATCTGAACTTACGCAGTAAGCCTTTAGCTGCTACCGCAACCCGCTGCTCTGCGTCAGACAGTGCTTCAATGTCCTGCTTTTCGTTGCGGTCAGAAGTTTGGATAGTGCCGTTGGTAGCGTAGATGTCATCCCAGCGTTTTGTAATAAAACCTAGGTCATTTGCATTATCGTTTGTAGGGTAAAACTGTGTTGTGTCCCAAGCATATTCGTCAGTTCCGTTAATCTGTAAACGGCCACCAGTTGTGCCGCTGATAGATAAATAACCTCCAGCAATACTGCCAATACTACCGACTGGGGTGCCGTCTTTCTTAAATACCGCAATGGTTCCGTCAGTGGTTAGCCTGTCGAGGTTTAGCGGTTCATCACTATCTCTGGTGACTCTCAAAGAGCTACCGTTGAAGTAGACCATTCCTTCGTTGCCAGCAGTTGTCGTAGTAGTACCAACCAGCAAGTTGCCACCAGAGAGGCGCATGCGTTCTGTGGTATCGTCCCTAAACCTAACGTCTTGTGCTTGGATTTGCAGTGGTCTAGCATTGCCACCACCTGTTTCTAAAGCATGTATTCGTCTAATGCTATCTGTTGAGTTGTAGTCAACACGCACTACTGCGGCGGCGGCGGTTTCAGTGTTTACCTCTAAATAGCCGTCATTAATTTTTACATTCCCACCAGAGATGCGCATGCTTTCTGTAAAACCAGCCCCAGTTACAGGATTAGTGCTACTGCCAATCCTATAATATCCATTAGAATCAATAACATCAGTAACATCACTTGTAGTGCTAATAAACCTACTGGCTTGACCAGTACCAGTTGTAGCAGAACCGTTCTCTTGTATAGATATTGCGTTGGCTGTACTAGACTTAAGATGCAAAGGCGCACTAACTGAACTAGTACCTATTCCAACGGAGCCACCATTTAGAATTGTAACCGCATCACTTGAACCGACGTTGAAAATTATGTCCTGTGGCGCAGTTACCTTTAAGTCTCTGCCACCATTTTGGACGTTAATCTTAGACGCCGCGAAACCTCCATCAGTATCCTCTAGCGTGATTTCAGTTGCGCCTGTTGATTCAAAGGCTCCAGCGGTAGCAGTCACTGTGCCCGTAACGTCGATGCCTGTGGTGGTTAAACCCGAAAGATTCGCAGACAAACCACTCAAAGCATCCGTAACTGCGCCAGTAGCGCCTGCGCCGTCTGTGACAATCATCTTTACCGCACCAGCAGCAACAGCGACGTTAGCGCCAGAGCCTTGGGTGAATGTCAGCGTGAAAGACGTTTCGTTGCTGATGATCCAGACCTTGCTGATCGTATTAGGCGCAAGCGTCACCGTACACGCCTGGCCACCGCCAGTGCATTTCAAGTACATGCTGCGCGCTTCGTCTGCAGCGCCGTCTGCTAGGGTTATCGTGTGAGTTGATGCGTTAGGGATCGCTTCACTGCCCTGGCCAAACGCACTCGCTATGTTGCGTATGGTGGTGTTGAGAAGACCGCCCCAAGTTCCCGAATTGGATCCCGACTCCTGTTCCCGGAGGCGAAGCGAATTGGAAAAGACGTCAGCCATTATTTAATCCTCAAGCTGCCCGTTGCCATGATGTGCTGGCGCTGGGCTGTTTTGTGTATGTCGTGCTTGTACCGGCTTGTTCCGTGTATGCTGTGCTTGCACCGGCCTGTTCTGTGTACGTCGTGCTTGCGCTGGATTCGTCTGACCAGCTGGTTGCGGCACCCGGTTCGGTTTGCCACTTAATCTCGCCAGAAGCCGTGACTGTGCTTTGAGCACTGATCGCTGCAGCGCCAAAGCGGATTTGACCGCCGTTTGCTGTAAACGTAGAAGCAGCTGCGATAGCTGCCCTACCGTTAGAAATAGTGCTAGACGACGCAGTGACTGAGCTCGTTGCGCTAATCGCAGCAGCTGCGTGGACAACCACGTTTGCATTCGCGCTAACGCTAGACGAAGCCGCAATGAGCGCAGCAACGTGTCTAAACCGCTGACCGCTTGCCGTAACTGTTGAAGAGGCCGAGACTGTTGCGCTTGCTTCCCTAATGCGACCGCTATTGGCAGTAACCACAGAGCTAGCACTGATAACTGCCGCAGCGTTTGCCACCACCTGCGCAGCCGCTGTAACACTCGCTGTAGCAACGACAGTCGCGCTAGCGTCGTAGTAACTCCATTGACCATAGCGGCCAGCATTCCAACTACCGTTTCCATATCCCTGACTCATTTAGTCCAACGTAACGTCTAGGTCGCCGGCAGGGATGCGAAACACGTCGCCGGTTTCGATCGTTCTGCTAGACGTCAAGTTTGACCAGGCTAAAAAGTTGCCTGAGCTCGCTGCATCAAAAATCGCAACTGCAACGATGGTGCCCCAATCGCCAGTAGCCGTTGGCCACTCAACCGCTGAGGTATTTGTCGAAGCAGAGCTCGTCGTCGTAAAGGCGCAGCTTTGTCGCGCATAGGCGCTGCCGCTTAATTCTGTGCCGCCGCCCGCGTCTGTCGGAGCTACGGTGTAAAGTGCCAAATACTTAGTGCCAGGCTGCGAGAAAGACCCGCCGCTCAGCACATAATCGAGCACTTTGTTTTCTAGGTAGTCGCTAAAGCCCGCCATAGTCGTTTCCTATTGGAGCGCAGCCGCTCTCATTTTGACGCTGGTCTGGCCAGCCGTTCGTTGGTTGCTCACTTCCAGGTCATCAATCGCTCGTTGATACAGGCTTGCCCATACGGTTATGCGCTCGTCGTTCTGCAGGTAAGGTGCGCTCTGCATCAACGTGCCGTATAGATAGATGTCTGGGTTGTGGGTGAGCAGCCAATTAGTTGTGTTCGTATCAGACAAAGCCGCGATCTTTGCGTAGTAGACGAGCTCTGCCGTATACCCGGTCGCCGTGTTGTCTGGTGCTGGAAAAACTTGGATCTCGGTGCCAACGTGGCTGTACCGCGATGGCGTGCCTGTAGCACTACTGCCCGACTTGAGCGTGTTAAGCGCCTCGTTTGTGACAAACTCCATCTGCGTCACAGGGTTAGTCTCTAATATCAGACTGACCGTCTGTATCCAATCTGCTGGGGTCGCGCTGTACTCACTGTCGATGGTCGCTTGTGACCGAGTGATCATGTAGCGATGGCGGATGCTGCGGTTAAACTGCGATTCCGCCAAAGCCACAAAGTCACCTATCGCACTCGTCAGATCCGTGCGGTTTAGCCAATCGGCTGCACTCGCCTGGAGCTCTGAATACGTTGCGATCGCCATCAGATACGCGCGTCTCGCGTGCGGAACGCGCGGTTATCCGGGTCGTTGAGCCATGCCTTCATCTTTTTAGGATCGTCGGCAATGCCTCTCGCTTTTAGGTCGTACAGAACGCTCAATGGAATGGACGCAACCTTTGACCACTCACCATGCTTCTGGTGTCGGTCTATTTCGTTACGGGCTTGCTTGTTCGCCTCAACGATTGCGGTCACGTCTTGCGATGTCGCAATCGTGATCTTGTCGTCCTTCAGCGTCTCGCCAGCTTCGTATACGAAGTCTGATTTGATGCCTGTTGTGGCATCGTTAGACAGGTTGCGTTTTATTTCCATTGGTCAGTCCTAGCTAGTGGATAGGTCAGCCACAACGCCCAGGCCAGCCTCTTGAGTGACGACCAAGCCGTATTCCGCCAAAGTGAGGAACTTGGTTGCGTCGCCGGTCTTCGCTAACTCTTCAGCTTGGATTGGGCGAAGCGTTGCCACTTCACACATATCTGGGTCGATGACGTAAGCGTCGCGTGCGCGGCTCTTGGTAGAGGGAACGATCTGTACAGATCCGAAGTCACTGAGATACACATCAGCCGCCCCAACAATTGTTGTGGGGCCGTCAGAAGGTGCCATGTAACGCTGCGCAGCAATGCCGGCAAAGCCAGAGATCACAGTCTTAACGTGCGGCCCAACCATGACGAACTGAGGCGAGCCTCCGTTTTCAAAAACGCCTTGCAGGACTGTTTTTAGCATGCTCTCGCTCATGGCGCGCTGGGTGCCATCAGTAGCAGCCGCGTTTACAACGCCGCCAGATACAGTTGGATCTGCACCGCCCGTACCGCGAGACGTGTTGGTCTTGATGAATGCGGCCAAAGGCGCAGTCTTACGCGCAGTCGTGCTGTTACCAGCGACCGCTGCATGGTTTAAACCACAGAGGTTATGTTCCATATCGTTAGCAAGACGCTTGCCGGCTAGACTGATCTGGTAGGCGACTTCTGCCCGTCGGCCCGCCAAATCTAACGCGCTCATTGTGTCGGACACGATGAAGTCTTTGCGGCTGATCTGCGTGTAGTTGCCCAAACGAACGGTTGGAGTAACTGCCGTGAAAGAAGCCAAGTCATCACCTTCAAGGTGATGGTTCGCTGCAGCTGCGCCAAGGTCATCAGTCTGCCATTCAAAGAATGTGTTTGTGACTGAGCGACTCTTGGTCATGTTGCTCATAAAAGGTCGGGTTTCGGGCGAAATCATAGTGATAATGTTAGAGAGATCTTCCCGAACGCCTTTCGCGTCGTACTTTAAAAACGTGTTAGCAATAATGGTCATTAGTTAAAGCCTTCATAAAAGAGATTCAATTAATGAGGCTGCATTTTCTGCAGTGCCTCGCTCTTTGAGACGTTGATACGCGGCTTTAGTTTTGCGAGCGCTTGGCTTCACCTGCTGTTGACGAGATCCTGACCTGACTGTCTTGCCCGATTGACCAGCCTTGCGTGCTTTACGCACTCGGCTCTGGCCTTTGTCGAAGAGCATCGCCTTTCGCAATACTGCGATATGGCTAGCGCGCACAAGTGCGCCAAGCTCTTCTTCCGCAACGCCGCTATCAAGCAAGTAGCTCTTTAGCTCTTCGCGTTCGCGGCTCGCCACCTTCTCGTCTTTCCACTCTGGGATGACGTCAGGCAGTCGGGCTGCTTCCTGAGTAATTAGCCCGCGCATTTGCTCCGTTTGCTCTTGAGCGTTGGCGTCATTCACACGCTGCTGCTCGATAGCAATGGCTTGCATCTTTTGCGCTCGCTGCTCAGTCCGCTGTCGGTACTGTCGCTCTAGGCGACTTGCCTCAATCGGATCTTCCTCGTACAGACGATCGAAGTCCGGGGCTGGCTCGTCAAAAGCCTGTAGCTGCTGCTGCAAAGCTCCCAATAGCTGGGAATACTGTGTCCGCTCAAGAAGAACCGCGTCTCGGTCTTGCTGGAAGCTCTTACGCTCTTCCGCCAATGTCTGGCTCTTCTTGGTGTAGTCGGCCTGGCGTGAGTACCCGTTGCGGAGCTCGTCGAGAGAGACGTCAATTTCTTCACCATTTACTTTTACGGTGAATGTATCGGCCTGCTCTTGTTCGCCCTCGTCTTCGTCGTATTCCTCTTCATCCAGATCGTCGGCATCATCGTCTTCTGAGTCGAATTCCTCTTCGGATTCTTCAAACTCAGCGCCTTCCAGTGCCTCGCCCCCACCAAGGGACTCGTCAACGTCGCTTGAATCTTCGGCTTGCCCTTCTACGGGTTCCATCAATTTAGCGATAGCATCCTGGGCGTCGCCCAAGGTGCCCCCCATATATGGGGTTTGTTCATTACTTATTTTATCACTCATGGGTTATTCCGCTGTTTTGCGAAAGCAATCTCGTCGGCTGCTGCGCGCATCCGCACAACAATGTCGTCGAGTGCTTCCTGTTTTTGATGTAAGCGCTCCCGCATAGCGGGGTCACGTTCCTTGCACCACAGCTCGAAGAAATCGAGCCTTAGCATTTCGATGAGCTCGGCAAAGTCTTCGTCGTCTGCCAAGCGTTGGATGTTGAGTAGCGAGTTATGCGACAGGGGCATTCGGCACCTGTTGTTGTGCGGCCAGCTGCCTTACGAGCTCGCGGTCGCGGTCTGCATTAGCGCGTATCGACGCGACATCGACCTGCGCGCCATACCTAGCGTTCATCTCCGCTGCCTTGAGCGCTATGTTTGCTTCGCTCTCGTCTCGCCGGCGATCGTCTTCGCGAATCATCTTTTCGCGTTCGAGCTCTAGCTCTGCCTGCTTCTTCTGAATGTTGGCTTGTATCTCAGCCATCTGAACCTGGATCAGCTGCTCGTTGATGTCAGGCTTTGGCGGCTCTGGCGGTGTTGGCGGCTGCTGACTTGGGTCTTTGAAGAACCGCTGCGGGTCTTTGAAGCCAGAGACTTCGAGTATCTGTACCAGCGTCTGGTAGTAGTTCTCAACGCTGACCAGTGGGTTCTCTGGGCCAAGCTGCTGCAATAGCTGCTCTTGTTTGTCAGCGACTTGTTGCAGCATCTGCATGCGCTCAACGTCGCCGCCCTTACCCAACACCACGTTACTAACGACATCCATGTTTGCGTGCCATCTATCAGGGCTCATGGGCACAAACGTGTTGCGCAGCCTGATCATCCGCGGCTTGTCCATATGCTTGATGATCAGCTGCAGCAAGCCTTTGTATAGCCGCGTCATGCCGCCATCGGCGAACAGCCTGGCAATCATCTCAGTGCGCTGCTGAGCGGCTCCTATGGTCTGCTGTACGGCCATTAACGTGGAGCTCTGCAACGCGCTAGGGTCGAGCCCGTCAGCCGCCTTAGAGACGCCTGTGCGGTTCTCACGCATCTGGTCTAGGTAGTCGAGCATCGGGAATGCTTCTTTACCGACAAAGGGCAAGTTAAACGGCACAACAGCGCCAGGCTGACGCATTCTGATCACGCCGCCGGCTTCGTTATTCATCACGTCTTCCAGGCTCGCTTGGCCTTCCACGATGCCGACACGCGGGTGCGTGCTCATCGCCAGGCTGTCCAGGCTTGCTCGCAACACGGCGGTCTTGATCCGCTGTATGTCCATGGTCAGGTCGGCGATCGACATGCCAAACATCGCGTGGGGCTCTGGGTCTGGGCAGAAGAACGCAAACGGCACCATGTCGGTCGGCTCATTGCGCAGGATTTCGTAATTAGGGCCAGCGCAGCAAATGCGTCGTAGTTCGGCTACGCCATCGCCGTCTGTGTCGATCTTGGCGTATGCCTCGACATAAAGAACGCGCCGCACCATCTCAGAGTTTTCAAACGAGCTCTGCTGATAGCGCTCGCGTGCTTCGACGTTAAAGAGCTCGAAGTCTGTGTCACTGGTGGTGGCGTATTGCTCAATCTCGTCGGCGTCGTAGCCGAGCTCGACCATGTCAGAAATTGTGAGGTACGCCCGGTGCGCGACCAAGTCAGCGTCTTCTAGGCTGCGGGCATTGCGATTGATCACAATCTCTTCTGGCGGCACTGACTCGACCTTAATCTTGCCAACCTTCTTGCGGTGAGTGACGCGAACGGAGTGCATCGCCTCGGGGTTGTCGCTTGACGTCATGCTCTTGAGCATGTCGATTTCAACGTCTGGGTTGCTGTTGAGCGCCGCCAGGGCTTCGTCGTCTAGGTTTTCGAGCTCGTAGCTTTGCGTCTTCTCTGACTCGTCATAGCAATACTTGATAAAGCCAGAGCCCTTCACCAGCGCGTCTTTCATCGTCGCGTAGATGATTTCGATGTACGACTGATCTTGGTCTTGGTTCAGTATGTAGTTAACGTAGTCAGTCGCCTGCTTCGCCATCTCAACGTCTTCTGGGCCGGTCGGTGCGTATTCCACAACGTGGTCAGAGCCACAGAAAATGCGCATAAGAGACGGCAGCATCGCCTGTACGGTATCGCGTACGTCCATCGTTTGTGCGGTGCTGCGGCCCTCTTCTTCGTTGCCCAGGGGCTCGCCGGCGTAATACTCAGCTGCCTCTGCGCGCACTGGCGAAATAGTGTTGTCGATGAAGTCCACGGCATCTTCGATGGCGAGCGTGATTGCGGCCTGGATCTCTTCGTCGCCCATGCCCATGTCTTCTTCGATGAATTCTTCGTCGTATAGTTCTGCCATCGTTATATTCCTGGTGCCAGTAGGCCGCCAAATGCCTCAAACGGCGCACGAAAAGCAGCGCGCTCAGCTGGGTCTTCCATGTACTGCTGGTCTAGCAGGCCGCGCATCGCAGGCGTGCTCATCATGGAATTTGGGTTTTGCGTCGGCGGTAGTTGTTGGTTTTGAATAAAACTATCCATTTGCTGGACGTAGCCCTGCGGGGACGCAATCGCGGCCCGTGGATCTGGTGCGGCCATGCCTTGCACGAACGTGTCTATGCCGCTCAACAAACCAGATACAAAGCCCTGACCTGCTTCTGCAGCGCGCGGTAAGACTTGGCTTTGCGCTTCTGCTGCAAGCAGTCCGCTTGGCGGGTTGTCGCGGCGATACTTTCTGCCGCCGGCACGGCGGGCATCAATCTCGTTTTGTATGTCTATGTCTTCAGGCGGTATCGCCATAGCATTGCCAGAAGACGTAGCAGCTGCGATTGCGGCAGCACGGCCCATCTTCTTTTTGTCTTCAAGATATTTCATGACGCCGTCTAGCCACTGCTGATCGGCTTTCTGGGCGTCTCCGCCCATCAACACTGCGCCAACACGCTCTTGCGCGTTAAGAGGCTCGCCAAAGCGTTTTGAGCTCTCTTTCGTTATTACCTTGTCGCCAGTGGCTCTGAATAGGTCTGGAAACATGACTTGCAGCGGAACGCTTTCCTCGAGCCCGCCGGCATAGATGCCAGGGATGCCGTGCGAGTAGGTGTCGTGGTAAGCGTTGTCGAGCAGCGGCGCTCCTGGCATGGCTTTTATTGTGCTGAAGCCGCTGTCGCCTCTTTCGAGCCCGCGTAGCTCTGGCTCCGTCAAGGCGCGCACTGTGTCTTCGTAGTCGGGAAAGCCTTTGTTGCCGTATTCTTTCTTTTTCATTTCGCCGACGACCAGCTTGCGCAAATCGTTCGACGACATGGCGTCACCGTTACTTGCACTCACGGCCATCTGGCCTTTCAGTTGCGCCAATCCCTCTGGCGTCTCAACGCCGGCGAAATCAGGTACTGACTTGCGGATGACTCTGTTAAATTTTGCGAGCTCTTTCTTCGGCAGCTGCAGAGCGGGCAATTGCCGCACCATCGCCTCGGCGACCATAGTGTTGAAGTCCATCGCAAGGTCACCCATGCGCGCATACACGCCGCGCACGTCGTCGCCTAACAAGCCCGCCCTGGTAATCTGGTTTTGCTTTGTTTGGGCCGCGTCACGCATCGACGCCCATCCCAACAAGTTGTTGCCATACGAATTCATCAGCGGGTAGTTAGGGCCACCCTGCAGATATATTTCCTGGTCTAAGGGCACGCCTTCGACATTGTCCAAAATCCCACCGGCAATACTGGCGTCACCCTGTATCGGCACCAGCATTTCACCCTGCATAGATTCAGGCGTGATGATATCGCGCGACATGACGTCTACGTCTGGTGACGCGCCAGGCGTCATGCGCATACGTTCGCGCCGACCAAATGCCGTGCGATCAGCGGCTATTTGCCCCAGGTACTTGTTAACAGAATTGAGCTCTCGCTTGCTGACCTCTTCGCCACGCAACACTTTGTCCATCGAGGCACGCAAGACCGGCGACAATGAGGCTGTGACGATTCCGGCCTCTGCTTCCTCTGGCGTAGCCAATGCGGCAGCGCCTAAAAACCCAGCAAGCAACGGCGGCCCACTTGCCAGTATGTCCTCCGATGCAGATTTTTTGGGATCGAACTTGGCGTTGATCGAGCGAATTGCGGTGTCATCAAACGCCACAACGACATCAGTGGGTGCGAACAATTTGGCTGCAGCTGCCTCTCTGGACTGTTTTCTTAGGTCGTCGGGCACATTTGCGTATAACGACTTATCTGCCAATGACTGCAGTTCTTCATCCAGAGTCATAATTGGGTTATGAGTTGGGTTCGCTGGATAGCCCTGGCCTGCCAGATAATCCATGCGGTTCCTCAGCGTGCCCGACTTAACATTCGGGCCGACATCAACAATGCCCTCTATGATAACGCCTGGGTAATCTTCGGAGAGAAGACTCGTAAGTTCGTCGGTGGACGTAATGTCTCGGTCGGCACCTAACTGCAGAAAACTGCGCGCGTCCTGGCCATCGATAGTCATCCCGTCTAATTTCAAATCACCATACAATTGCCCTGGCGTCGAAGGGCTGACGCGCGCGAAGCCTTCTTTTCTGATGAATACGGGGTAAACGACAGGCGCGCTCGGATTGCCAAACTCACGCATATTGCCAACGTAAGAAGAGGCGACGTCAGGCGAACCAGACGCAAAAATCCCCGTAGCGGGAACTTCAAACGATTCGATGTCCGCGTCGGTGCCGTGGTAATAGACGGTGTCAACGTCGAAGCCCTGCTCGCGTGCTCGAGCAAGTCGGCTAGATTTACCAGGGATTAGCCCTAGCAGGCCGTCCAGCTTTGCCAATTACTTACCCTTCTTGCTTGGCTTCTTCGTGGGGGCTCTTTTATTGAGCATCTTAGCGATGTCATTCGCGGCGTCTTGCACGCCGCCTGGGCCACGTCGATAGGTGTTTTTATCTGTATGCGCCATTCGAGCCCCCATATATGCCGATTTCATGGGGGTTAATTTTACCACTCAGGTAATTGACAGCCCTCGCCTGAGCGGTTTCTGCCAGCTGCTGGCAGCACTCATCGCGCCGCTCAGAGTCATTGCGTCGCTCGCGAACGTGAGGCAAAGCGAGTCGGCCAAGTCAGGCGAGCGCAGCCCGCGCTTGCGCATCTGGTCTTTGCTTTCCAGCTGCATCTTGCCGCTCGATGTAAATTTGTACTTAGCGCTGACGAGCTCTGCGAGCAGGTCGTCGTCTTGGGGCAGCGACACGTCACGGGCCTCAAGCCAGGCTTTCACCTTAAACCAGAGCTCAGCGCGCAGGTTGATGTAAGTCGCCTTGGAGCTCGGGCTCTCGCTGGTGTTGATACCTACCGCCGGCAAGCCGAGCTCACGCAGCCGGTCACACACACCACCGCCAAGACCAATGCTATCCACGTTAATCTGAACCGGCTGCGTTCGCGGCTGCTGGCTCTCATACTCGGCAACCACTGCACCGCACAGCTGCATAAGATCCAAGCCCTGCCAGGTTTGTATGCCAATGAGCTCTCTGCCCCGGCGCTTGCAAAGCGCACTGCGGTCGGAACCAAAACGGCTGACGTCCAAGCCCCATACAATCGGCTCGTCTTCCGTAATGACAACCTCGCGCCTTTGCGCACTCTCGACGAGCTCAAGCGGGATCGCCGTGTCGTCGTCGCGCTGCGGAAACTCGCCAAGCACGCGCACGCGAAAAGCATTGCTCTCTTCGCCAAAGCGCGCAGCCATCTCACTCACATAGTCGTCACTCACCCTAGGCGAGTCGATGCAGCTGACCTTGCGAGTCCACCAATCGCCCGCCATGCGGTGGTGGGTGTCAAAGAAAAAGCCAGAGCTCCTGGTCGGGTTGCCGAGCAGAACGGTCGTTGCGTGCTCGCCAGACATCGAGCCAGCTGCTGCCTCAAACACCGCCTCGGGGATACCCGACGCCTCGTCGCACACCAACATCACGTTGTCCGAGTGCACGCCCTGCAGCGCTTCTGGCGTTTCTGCCCTGGATGTCCGGCATGAAATAAACGCCTCGCTCGGCGCGGCCTTCAGGCTTACGCGGTCGCTCTTCACTTCCAAGAGCTCTTTGATCGCCACAGGGCACTCGTTAATCCAGCGCTTGAGCTCGGCAAACAGCGCGTCGAATAACTGCGCGCTGGTCGGTGCGGTTACGACCACTTTGACGGGATAGCGAGTCAGCAAAAAGTGCAGCATCGCCCAAGAGCTCGCCGTGGATTTGCCGGTGCCATGGCCAGAGCGCACGCTGATTTTACGCTCGCCAGATGCTATGGCATTGAGGAATTCTTTTTGCCAGGCGTCGGGCGACTGCTTGAGCACTTGCTCAACAAAAGCGACGGGATCGGTGCGAAAGCGCTTAACAAACGCCACATATGGGTTTTCTGCCATGCCATATTCTACCGTTTTATGGTCTGAGCAAAGGTCTGAGCAGAAATGAGCAGCGTTCCGAGCAGAAATGGGACGCTGCGAGCAGGTCAGGGATTGAATAGGGATTGATCAGGGATTGGTCAGGGATTGGTCAGGGAATGAACAGCTATAGGTCAGGGACAGGCTATTCGTATGTGTGGCGCGGGTTGAGCTCGTCAGTTGGATTGTGAAACGGGTCGTCAATGACTTGGCCGTCAGTGCTGAAGGTAATTTCTTGTTTGATCAAGTCCCTGACCATTTGATCTATCTCGTCGCTAGGGCTTCCGTCTACATAGTCGCTGATCCAAGAAGTGACGCGCGCTAGGTAGATGAACTTGGGCGACGGATCGTCATACCGGAATTTCTTAATGTCAGGCGGGCTGACGTGGTAACTCTCGTATGCAGCGCCAAGCTCGAAGTAAATGCTAATCGTGCCCCTGCGATACATTTCAGAGTCTTCGAGCTCTACCTCGACCAACAAATCGCCAAACTTTTTACTTACCATGTCTGCATCCTATCACTATGCGCCCGCGTTAGCGGGCTGATTCGGTGAGCCTGTCGGATGCAGCCAGGAGTATATCGGCCAAGCCAACAGCTGATATGTACCTGTGGTTCTTGCCATTTGGACTGATGTCTGGCGCGCGCTCTGCGTCGGCGGCGATGGCCTCTAAAAGCAGCGCCAGCGTAGAAGTGTCGAGATCCAGCGGATGCTTGCCGTGCCAGGGGGCTGGCAATTGTGTTGTTGTCATACTGCCTCCCGCCGCTTACGCGGCTTCCGTCAGTTGACGCAGAGTTTCTTGGCCGACCCTATGCCTGGCTTGCGCTGCTCCAGACAATCGGCAATCGGGCTGTTGCTCAATCAGGCCCTTCTCGAAGCCATAGAGGTCATCCTCTTGCGTTAGCCAAGCGCCGTTTACACCAGTAAATCCAACCTTGTATCCAGACTCCTGCTTGTGGATCTTCTTAATCTTAGAGATTGCTTCTCTGCGAGATGCAGCTTCAACAACTCCGAGAAAGCACAGAAGGTTTGCGGGGTGGTCGCCGTAACTGTACTCAGCTGTATTTTCAGAATATAAAAAATGGTCGATTGCGTAGTATCTGGTCATGTCGTCGTTCCTCGTTGTTATGGCCCTAATTATACCGATATTGTTCTATCTGTCACCTTTTTGGTGACAATAAATAGAAATAAATATGAGAAAATTAGAGCTCCACAATCACCACATATGGAGCTCCCATGTACGGATCACACTCGAAAACCATGAAAGCCATGAAAGGTAAAAAGAGCGCAGGCAAAAAAGCCAACAACGCCCGCATGATCGCCGGCACCAACTCAGCCGTCGTTAAGCCACCCTACCCACCACGCTAGCCGTGGCCACACCACGCAAAGGCAAGGCCCGCGTCAAAGTGACTGCCTCGGGAAAACGTGTTTCGTATGGCCAGGCGGGCAAGGCCAAAGACGGATCGAGGCGCGTGCAGCCATCTACCAAAAAAGGCGACGCCTACTGCGCGCGGAGCGCGGGCCAGATGAAGAAGCACCCGAAAGCCGCCAAGAACCCAAACAGCCCGCTGCGCCTTTCGCGAAAACGCTGGAAGTGCGCGGGTACGAAATCGAGGAGAAAGTAATGCCTGCAAAGAAACCTGGCTTGTATGCCAACATCGCCCGAAAACGTCGTCGTATTGCTGCGCAGAAAGCGGCTGGTAAAAAGCCCGAAAAGATGCGCAAGCCTGGCACCAAAGGTGCGCCTACTGCCAAAGCCTTCCGCGCTGCGGCGAAGACTGCGAAGAAGGGCACTCGAAGAAAATAAAATTTTTTTTCGGTGCGCGGAAGTGTAGTCCTCCACCCCCCACCCCCCTGCTGGTTCGAGGGGGGGGGTCGGCCATTGTTCCACGGACTG